GATACCCTCGCGGCGGATCTGGCCGCATACACCGGCCCGATAGATGGAGCGGTTGCCTGCAATGACGCTGGCACAGAATATCGGGGCGATCTGGATGCATGGGTTTCCCTGCACCCCCGATACTTCAAGCAAAAGAAGTGGCTGGAGAAACGTCGGAACAAGGGCTTGCCCGATGCCAAGGCGCTGATCGGTCACAAGCAGGCCACGCATATGGAGTATGTCGAGGGCGTTCATCTCTTGGAATATAAATTCCCAGGCCAAGCCAAGAGCGGATCAAGCGGGCTGTTTGCCGCCAAGGTCGCGCTTGTCGATATGGGGTTTGATAACGTGGTATTGTGCGGCGTCCCGATGACGGCAACGCCACATTTCTTTGATAAGGTCGATTGGGTGCGTGGCCCCGGATTCCGGAAGGCGTGGCTAGATTTGCCTGACCAGTACGCGAGTAGAATGAAATCAATGTCAGGATGGACCCGCGTCCTGCTTGGCCAACCACCCAAGGAGCATCGAAATGATCAACTTAAAGAATAACTCAAAGAACCCAATCGCTGCGACAACTGGTCATGTCATCATGCCTAGCGCCGCGATTGAAATTGACCAGCAGACAATGGATCGCTTTCTGTCTGACGCATACATGAGCGGTCAAATCAAGCGCGGCAATCTGGTGGCGTCGGATGCACCGGAATCGGCTGATGCTGAAGTGACCAACGACCGCAAATGGGTCGCCAAGGCGCTGAAGGTGGAGCTGGTCGCACTGATTGATCAGGAAACAGACTTTGACCGGGAAGAGATTCAGAAAATGAAGGTCGATGATCTGCGCGACATCGCGGTCGGTCTGGTTTCGACTGCGGACGAATAACGTGGCCTTTGACTATATCCGCGCAAGGGCAACTGCTGTCCGGTTGATTGACAATTTTGGCGGGCCTGCCAGCCTGATCCAGTATGTCAATTCCGGCACCGAGTATGCGCCCACGCGGACAGAGCAAGCGCCCATAGCGATTGTCGTGGTGGATCTTGAGCAAGAGCTCAGGGATGGCAGCGGCAATCTGACCGGGAAAAGCATGCGTCAACTTTTGATCAGTACGAGCGCTGGCGTGACCCCGGCAAAAGCGGACGTGATCGAAATAAAGGGGCTGCGTCACTTGATTGACAAGGTGGAAATTCTGGCCCCAGCTGCACCGGAAGTCCTATACACAGTAACGCTGGAAGCCTGATGATCGACATCAATAAACTTGTGGACAGGTTCGAGCCCGATGTGGCGGCTGCGTTTCTGGCGTCTATTGCACGGCTTACAGAGCAAGTCCGGATCAATGACATCATCGCGGCCCTGGAGTTGGGCGACGTCGAGCGGGTTCTTGCGCTGGTGCAGATGGATAAGGGCGCATTCGAGCCCTATGAGCGCGCTTTCCTTGCCGCCTATGGTGCGGGTGGGGATGCGGCCTATACGAGCTTGGTGAAGCGTGGACGGGCTCGGGGCGCGCAAGTCCGGGGGTTCTTCAGTAGCGTCAACCCAAGGGCTCAGCAATTCATAGAGCGCCGGTCAAGCTCGCTCATTGTCCAGATCAACGAGGGAACGCGCACAGCGGTCAGGACGGTACTTGCGCAGGGCGGGGCACCCAGAACGGCGGCATTGAACCTAGTGGGCCGGATTAACCGGGCAACGGGGCAACGGGAAGGTGGGTTGATCGGTCTGACCAGCGGCCAGCAGGCGGCGGCCACGAATGCCGCGCGGGATTTGGCTGAAGGTAACCTGACATCGTACTTCAATCGGATCAAAAGGAACCCGACCTATGACCGGGCAATTCAGAAAGCGGTTGATCAGACTGGACGTGTGCCGGCGCAATTGCGTGAGCGCGCGGTGAAGGGCTATCGCAATAACCTGTTGCGGCAGCGCGGGGAGACAATCGCAAGAACCGAGCTTCTGGGTGGCCTGCATGATGCGCAGGATGAAGCCATGTCCCAGATGCTTGACCGCGAGGGGCTTGGATCTGATGCCGTCACCGAAACATGGGATGCGGCCAATGATGCGGATACGAGAGACAGTCACGCGGCAATGGATGGCCAGCAACGTCAGCGCGGCGTTCCGTTCACGACCGGCGCAGGCTATCAACTGATGTATCCGGGGGATCGAAGCCTTGGCGCACCTGCTGAAGAAATCATCAACTGCCGGTGCGTCAAGAATTTGGATGTTGATTGGACGCAAATGCTTAGGCGCGGAGACTGATGGTCAAATATTCCTGGGCCGATATTGGAAAGTTGGCAGATAAATCAGACAAGCGCCTTCTGGTCATTGTGAGGCAATCCACAAACGACCTTTTGAAGGGGATCAAGATTGCGCCAGGTATAAACCGGGGTGGATCGCGCCAGCGGGGTGTGATTCCGAGAGACCTGGGCGCGCTTGCCGGTTCTCTGCAATCATCCCTAAGCGGCACGACGTCGCTTTCTGGGCCGGTCGGACAAACAAGCTGGGTTGGTGTGATCGGGTCCATGCAGGTTGGCGACAAGGCCCGCTTTGCTTGGGGGGGATTGGTTGCCCCATATGCGGCGGCTGTCCACTTCGGATCAAATGGCGTCACAGGCACATTCTGGATTGACGTCGCAAAGGGTAAATGGCCGGGCTATGTACGCGGCGCAATCGTTAAAGCGAAAGCAGCAGTCAGATGAACAGCAAAGACATTTCAAACGCGATCAAGGCCCGGCTATTGGCAATCAGCCCAGCGCCCGAAATCTCTTGGCCAAATGTCGAATTCAATCCCGGCGTTGTTCCGCGCTGGGAAGTCACGATCATCAAGAACCGCACTGATCCGTCCCTGAAGGGCGGCGGCGCAATCGACCGCGAAGATGGCAGTGTGCAAATTGTGATCTGCACGGCTCAAGGAATCGGAGAGGATGCAGGCCTGGATGACCTGGACCTTGTGCGCGCGTCCTTTGCAAAGGGGGATCGGTTCTCTTTCACCGGCGGCCAATGTACGATCATGACAGAGCCCAGCCAGTCTGCGCAACCATTTCCGGACAAGACCAGTTTCCGCCTTCCCACAAGTTTCGATTATGTGGCAAACGCAACCTGATACCGCCTTTCCCCGCGAGGCGGTTCCCTGTCTAGGGTGAACGCGGGGATCACCACTAGGCATAGGAGATAAAACATGTCTATCAGCTTTATCGGTTCTACACTTTCCATCGTGTCGGGTTCGCCCGCCACAGAAGACGCATCTGGCTACGAGGCGCTGTCTTATGTCGAAGTCGGCCTTGTCGTTTCGTTCGGCGAGCTCGGCGATGAATCGGAAGACATCGCATTCGACCTTCTGAAGCCAGGCCGCAAAACCCACGTCAACGGCGTCAAGGATTTGGGCGAAATTCCGGTCACAATTGAATACGCGCGCGCCGATGCCGGTCAGGTCATTGTCCGGGCTGCGGCAAATGGCAACACAACGCATTCGTTTGTTGTGACAGACAGCGACGGCGACGATTACTATTTCCAGGGTCTCATTGCCAACTTGAAAGACCTTGAGCGCACAGCGTCCCAATACAAGGGCGCAAACTTTGTGATCCGCGGTCAAACCGGCGTCACAAAGGTTGACGGCGCATAAGAGCTTAGACCCCCGCAACCTACCCTCCCAGGTGGAGCGGGCGCGGTCTGAGAGTGGGGTGCGCAGGCTGGGTTCCTTGCGCACCCCATTTTGAACCCAACGAACCTGGAGTGCAAAACATGAAACTATCTGATTTTGATACCAAGTCGCCCCAAGACGAGGGCGCATTTATGCATCTGCATCACACAAAATACGGCTTTCCAGTCTATACCGGACCAAATGCCGATAAGCTCGGCCGGTGGATTGGCAAGGAAGCCCCAGATCCGGCCTTTGCGGTGGGCATGATTGTGCGCGGGATGGAAGCGCAATCGGTTCAGGAATTCACGCGGCGCCAGAAACGGTTGATGATGTCAGCCAAGTCAAAAGTGCCAACCGGCTTTGAAGAGGACACTGACCACGAAAATGGGATCAAGTTTGGATGCGTCCTAATCGTGTCTTTTGTCAACATTGAAGACGATAACGGCAATACGCTGGATTCCACGGAAGAGAACAAGCGCGCCTTCATTTCGCTCTCTGACAATATATCCAAGCAATTGCTCACCTTCGCCCAGGATCAAAGCAATTTTTTCGAGGCGCTGCCGAGCGCTTAAAGGCAGAAGCTCGGCAGCTCGGTTGGCTGTCAGCCGTTCCAGAAGCGGACGGCGCAAAAGGCAAAAGGGTGCGATGGCCTCACAACCGCCTCGCCCAAATCAGAAAGACCTGCAAGCCTGATGGCCTGTCTAATGATCCCCTGCCAGAAGCTCACCTTTTGGATGATCTGATCAGATCCGGCGCGACCAAGCTTATGCCCATGGTCGGGGAGGTCGCGCTGGATTGGCAAGACGTCTGGTATTATCACAAAGCCACTGGCCGGGTCGCTGATCCGGCTGAGCGCATTTTGCTCAAAGAGCTTTCCGAAGCGTTTGTTTCGGGCAAGTCAGATGGCACGAACCCACTAAGCATATCGCCGAAAGAGCGGCTAAGGGAGTAATAGAATGGATTATGCAGAGCTCAGCATGAGCGTTGACACACGCGACGTTGACAAGGGCAAACGGTCCGTTCGTGGGTTCACAGACGAAACAACAAAGGCCGGGCGCACTATTGCGTCAACGACATCAGCGATGGCTGCAAACTGGAAAGTGGCGGCGGCGGCGGTTGCTGTTGCTGTCACGGCTTTGAGGTCTCTGGGTGGCGCGATCCGCGTGATCCGCGAGTTTGAAGGATCAATGGCTGCGGTGGGCGCAATCTCCAGAGCAAGCGCGATGGATCTGGCCGCAATGCGGGATGTAGCCAAGGACTTGGGATCGACAACGGAGTTTACGGCGGCGCAGGCTGCCGACGGGATGAAGTTTCTCGCCATGGCTGGCTTTAACGCGCGGGATTCAATGGCCGCCATTCCTGACGTGCTTGACCTTGCGACCGCATCGGGGATGGGTCTGGCGAGTGCGGCAGACATCGCTTCCAACATCATGTCGGCATTCAGCGTCAGCGCTGAAGATGCTAGCGACGTGACTGATGCATTGGCGGCGGTGGCAAGCCGAGCCAACACTAGCGTTGAGCAATTGGGCGATGCGATGAAATTCGTGGGCCCGGTTGCAGCCGCCTTGGGGATCGGCGTCAATGACGCGGCAGCGGCTATGGGTGTGCTCAGCGATAACGGCCTGCAAGGGTCGATGGCAGGCACCGGATTGCGGAAAGTGCTATCTTCTCTGGTCAACCCCACGAATGAGGCTGTGCAAGCGCTTTCTGCTATGGGCGTGGCTGTTGAAGACGTCAACCCGATGACCAATGACCTGACCGATATTGTTGACCGGCTTGCGGTTGCTGGTCTGGATGCGTCAGACGCGCTGACAATATTTGGTGATCGGGGCGGCCCTGCAATCCTGGCGCTGACCAACTCCCGCGGGCGATTGCGTGAGCTGACTGCGGAAATGCAGAACGTAGATGGTGCGGCCAGTGATATGGCGGCGACGATGCGCGACAACCTAAACGGCGATGTGCAGTCCATGGTATCGGCATTCCAAGGCCTTGCCATTGCAATTGGTGATGCTGGACTGACAGCGATATTGCGCGGCCTGATCCAGACCGTCACGGGCCTGACGCGCGCTTTCACATCCATGGTTGATGCGGTTGCACAATTGCCCAGCTTGATTGGCGAGTTTTTAGGGTTCGGTGCTGCCCAGCGCGAGCTTGCTAATGCAGCCGATGCCGCAGCCTTTGCCATGAATGAAGAAATTGCCAAGTCAGACGCTTTGACTGGATCTTTGACATCCGGTCGAACTATGTCGGTTGATACCGCTAGGGTTAAGCTCATTCAGGCTCAATCTCACTTGGCTACAGCCATGGCTATGCGTGAAGAAAATGTAGAAAACGTCAAGCTAAGCTCTGCATACCAAAGCCTCCAAGTATCTGCCGACGGCGCCCGCAATATGATGCGGACACTTCAGGATCAAGCGGCGGCTGGCATTTTGCCCGATAGTGCTGTGGTCAATATCGAACGTGCCCGCAAGATATTGGCGGCGTCTACAAATGCGATGCGGATGCTTGAGCAAGAAGCTGGGGGCACCACTGAAGAGACCCAAGAACTAGAACGGGTTATCCAGATGGTTGAAACCGCCATTGAAAATGCTGACGGCGACATGGTTACACTGGGGGGGAGCATTGTTAATGCGACTGGGAATGCCGCCGCCCTTACGAGCGAGCTGCAAGCAGCAGCTCTAGCTGCAAGGAGTGCTGTTAGCAATCTTGAAGGAGGACGCAGTGGGGGCGCTGGGGGCGAGATGGTCGGAGGGCCACGTTTCAAGCGCCAGACTATTGAAGAGCAAGCAGCCCCTTTTCTGACTAATGACACTCCTCGATCATCGGGGGGTGGCGGCGGCGGTGGCGGCGGTGGCGGTCAAAGCCAAGCCGATCAGGACAAGCAGGCGGCGCTTCAGTTGATGCAATCTCTGCGGACCGAGCAACAGATCTACAACGACACGCTTGCCGAGTACCAG